GTAGGTATGCAGCATATAGTTCACCCATACGAGGCAATGCCTTGTTTGTGCGTAGTGATACAACAGCGTTACGGATATCCGCAACTGTCATTGTGTCTACTGGTAGAACTGTTGCTGATGAAGTTGGAGCAGTTCCTGATGGACCGTTTGAGTAGATCACGTTGGTACCTGCTGAGAGGACCTGACCTACTACGTTGTCAATAGAATCTGCTGCGTTGTAAGCGATGATGTCAGCAAGTGCTGAGTCAACATCGTTAAATGAAGTTAGGTTTAACTTCTTTGTTGTTGTAACTGCTGAACCGTATTCGTTCAGTGTTACTGTAACCTGTGATGGGTTACCTAGTGCGATGCTTGAAACATCTGAAGTTTCTGTCAATGTAGATGTAGCCTGAGCCAAATCTGAATAGATTGAGAAAACAACTGATGATCCTGGCATAGCCTGTTGCACGGGCTTAACATCAGCTAATGAACGCATAACAGGAATGGAACGTAGTGCCATTCTTACATACTGGTCGTATGCTGCTTGTACGAGTGAGCTGATGCTAGACGTGGTAGTGGGGGTACCTGTTGGGATAGCCATTTGGTCTAGCCTTTCTGTTTTAGGATCGGATTAGAGTCCAGACAATCTAATAACATCATCCAGTTCTTCTTTGCTGTTTGCATTCATTAGTTTTTGCATAATGTCTCCATTGTGCTCTGGTGAAACACCAGAGTCTGCGGAGTTTGTCATACGCTTATATGCTGCAGCATCGGCTGGATTTACATTAGGTGTCTGGGTTTGGCTTACTTCAATGCCGAATACATCGGCATAGTCTTCAAGCCATTTAGATACAGACTCTTCAGTTGGGTCTATATCCTGTGGGATAAATGAAGCAATTTTGCTGTTTACCCCGCGAGCTGCGAGGGCATCCTTTATTGCTCTTTCGCGTTGGCCCTTACTCAAAGATTCAAACTGAGCACGAAGCTCGTTTAGTTCTTTATCTTTTTGCTTTGATGCCTTGCGTAGTTGCTTTACTAGATCGTTAGACGAATCTTCTTGTGTGAAGTCGTCATCATCCTCGTAGTCGTAATTGGACATAGTGGTCCTTCTCCCTATTAGTTGTTGGCGCAGGCCTCATATTCGTTTGGGGAAACGGTATGGCTCCTACTTCTGGTCTTGTTATCGCTCCACTAGGCCAGTCGTTCTAGTGGCAGGCTTTATAGTACTCCGGCTCTGTCTCGTGCTATTGCACCAGCACCGGCACTGCCACTAAATGCGGCAGTTTCTAGTGATGTTAATTTTTTGCGCTGTCTTGCAGCTTCTGTTGAACCAGCAAGTCCAAAGACTTCAGCTTCTGCTGTTGTCTGTGTATATGGAGATTGCTTGTAAATCTCTGCTAGTTGTCCACCACGTGGTGCAACTTCTGCAACTGTCTGGAAACCTTGTTGTGCTTGCTGCTTAGTAATTCCTGCTGCGCCTAATTCTTCAGCACGAGTACCAGTAATTCCTAGTCCTGCTTGCATTGCACTACCACCAATTTCAGCAGCAGTTACCTTGCGCTTGATATCAGTTAAGGCCTTCTCAGGATCTAGTGTGTAAGCCAAGATATCACCGTTATTGATACCTGGATAGAACTGCTTAAGAGATGCAAGCACCTCTGGGTTAGCGTTCATAACACGAGACTGTGCTGTCATAACACGGTCTTCTAACTCTGATGCAGATACATCATTAGCAATAAACTTATTAAATCCTTCTTGGATTCCCATATCACCACGTGTGTAATACTCTGCAGGTAGGCCATAGTTACGCATAATGTTCTGGTACTGGTCTTCAAGACCTAGATACTCAGCTTCTGAGATAGCAGCAAGGCCTTTTTGAATGCGTGCTGAGTTAGCAGCAAAGCGCTTCTTGTAAGCATCTGTTTCGCGTAATTTAATTGTAAACTCTGATGGCGAAGCACCGCTTGTAATCAGACCTTTGAGTGGTTCTACTAGAGCTTCTAATCCATATTGCTTAAATTGAGAATACAGTAAGTCATAGGCAGATTGACGTTCACCTTGTGCTTGGGCTCTTGCCGCATCTGCTGCAATCTGCTCAGCAGTCTTTAATGTTGATTTTATTGCAGTTGGTGATGTACTAACTGTACTATCTGTTTTAGGAGAATATATTACATATTTACCACTAGCATCTGTTTTGAATCCCGCACCAAATGTTTGAGATGAATTAGGTCCAGTTGCTACAGATAACTGATAATAAACATTTCCATCTTTATCTGTAGTTGTTTCAATTTTGTAACCTGGATAACTTGCTGATGATCCAAAGAACTGTTCTAATTCTTTAGGAAAAGGACCTTCAGTAAAACCAGCAGGAACTTTACCAACTACTGTTGATGTTGAAGTTGGTGTTGGTGTAGGCGTAGGAGTTGATGTAACAACAGGCGTAACCTCAGGTGTTGAAACTGTACCTACTGCTTCTTTTTCTGCAGCAGTTAATGGTTGACCAGTTCCAAGTTTTCTAACTGCTACCTGTAATTCTGCGGCAGTAAGTTCAGTTGGTGCTTTGTAATCATAAAACTCATTGTCTCTATCTCTTGGCATCTGTTACCCCTGGAATCCAAAGTCACGAAGGACTTTAAGTGCTGCATTAGAAACTGATTCTTTAGCCTTGTCTGTATATTGCCAACGTGTGTCCTGACGAAGTTGCTTACGCAAATCAGCCAGTCCCATATTGGAAGCCAAAGCACTTTGAATAGTTGAATCAGTTACATCAATAGAGTTGTAAGGAAGTTCAAGTTCATCTGCAATAGTTGCACGATAAGGGTTGATAATGTCAGTTAAATCTTGACCTTGATCTACCAGTTTCTTAGCCCAATCTGGCAATGCAGTCTTTGTATAGTTACGAATCTTCTGGGTATAATCTTCTAAAGATGCACCAGTCTGTAATTGTTTAATCACTTCATCTATAGTATCAAAGCCAAGAACCTTTGGCAGTAGGGATGTCGAAACACCGTTAGCTGTAGCAGTTCTTAGTAATGAGTTGTATAACTCAGCCTGTGAGCCACCAGTCGTACCTGCTTCAAACTTACCACCTGATAGAGCTTCATCAAGAATTGTTATGTCATCAATACCCTTGATGTAGTAGTCCTCAAGCTGTTGATCTGTAAGCGTTGAGCCTTGACCCTTGAGTTTCTTCTTGATACCAATAAGCCAGCTTTTGACACCCTCTTTATAGAGGTCGCTGTTCTCAATCTTGTTTACATAACGCTCACGAGCATCTGTGTCTAACTTGGCAAATTTGGTCTTAAAGAGTGCATCAATAGCTGCAGTTTTATTAGTCTTATAAAGTTCAAATACTTTTCTAAGTTCTACACCATAGGTAGGGTCATTAAGTAATGCTTCCCCAATACCAAGATTAGTAATAGCCTTAAGGCCTGCTGCAACTTGAGCATCTGTCATTGCATCTTTTGGTCGCCCACTAGGGTACTTTAAGTCAAATGCTTCTTTTGCACGTATGCGTGCCATACCTTCTAAGCCGCTAAGAGCGGCTAGGTCAGCATCATACTGAGTTTGCTCAGGCGTATTAGCCATTACTTACCTCCTAATGCGCTGAACATCCAGCTTGTAAAATCAACACGTTCTTTGCGTGCTACATCTTCAGGTGTTGCCTTACGGATAGCCTTCTCTGCAACAGTTGCAACTTGTTCTTGTGAGAAACCTGGTGTGCTAATAGTCTGTGTTTCCAATTGACCAGTCTTAGGGTTCTTAACCTTTTTGCTGGTAGATACAGTTCCTGTAGCAATCATATTATCAATAGACTTCTTAAGGTCCTTGTACCACTTTGCTGATTTATCAGCATCTGTTACACCTTGACCACGTAATGTTTGAGATACATCATCAATCATCTTGATGCGGTCTGCTTCTGTATATTGATAGATGCTACGGCTAGGTATATTTCCAGCACCTGTGCCAGTTCCAGATGGAGCCTGCACATTTTCGACTAGGAAATTACGAAGAGTAAGTGTTGGACGACCAGTACGCTGCGCCTCTGTTGCTGCTTCTTGTGCTGCGGCTGTGTAAGCATCTGCTAACTTTTTGTTGTATTTACTAGTTGCTGTCTTTAGATAACCTGCGTCTTTTAGTAACTTAGATAGCGCAAGACGATCTTTTGGATTCATACTGAGAATCTCAACGATAGCAGGCTCTGCTGCTACATTTGCTCCTGCTTGCCCACCCTTGAAACCTAGGTTGCCGTTAGCTGCGCCTGGATTAGAGATGGTTGAACCACTAGCAGGAAGACCTGAGTTTTTCCAGTTATTAAAGAATCCACTTTCCATTACTCTATCTCCTGTTAATCTCTAATTAGTTTCGAGAACAAAGCGAAGTACGCATCTTCTGCATTACGATTTGTCTGTGATAAACGTAGCAACTCTACTTTTGTACGCTGCTTAAGCATATCCTTATAGTTATTGGCAGACTGTGTATTACCAAATACTGCATCACGTGCATTGACATAATTATTATATGTAGTCAACATACCCTCAATAGGCTTGCGAATTGCTGGGTCTACCTTAACAGTTGGGTCTGCCAACATAGTTGTTAGGTCAGTTAATGCTTGTGTGCGCTTGATGGCGTTCTCAGCGCCTTTGCCCATCTCTTCTTGCAGGTTAGGACGTGCCTTCTTGTACTGCTTAGACCAGTTCTCCCACTGAGTCTTAAGGTTACGCTTGGCAAAGTCACTGAATGTATTAGCAAGTTCTTCTTCGTAGAGGTCCTGTTGTGAGTAAAAGAAAGCCTCGTCACGTGCTGTGCTTACTTCACGCAAGTAATCTCTTACTAATTTAGACTCTTTAAGTCCCATAGTCGAAAGCAACTTGTAGGCATCAAAGTCAAATTCGCCTTCTTTTGGAATAAAGAATCCGGCACCTTCTGGGTATTGCTTGATAAGTGCCTTGTTATCATTAACCCATTCGTTAGCCTTCTTGTTAGCGCTAAGGATTGCTACGACTGTGCTATCAGATTCAGATACTGTGTATGGGAGTTCCTTTGGGAATAGACGAATCCATTCCTGCATAGCCTTGTCATAACTACCAGTCTTTGTGACTAGGTTATTAAAAGTCTGCTTGAAGTTAGTCTCACCATTCTCACGTGCCCATACAGCAATTTCGCTCTTAAGGGTTGTTTGTGGTGATGCTGGTACAAAGAAACCAAGGATAAAGCGTAATGTCAACGCTGTAATTGTAGATGCAGCTAACTTATCTTTGTAATCTTCCAACTGACCTACGGTAAGTGGAATTTCCTGACCAGTTGCTGGATCAATCTTGGGTGTAAGTCCGTGACCTGTAGCCTCTAGGTATGCAGCAGCCTTACGTGATGCTGATGCGTACTGACCTACACGTTCATCGCGGTCCATTACAGACAGGAAGCGAGTTAGGTGTGCTGGAAAGACTGCGTTAATCATTGGTTGGTCTTCTGCGTACTGACCAAGCAAGGCTTTCTCAAACTTATCCAAAGCTGGCACTACGGCAAAGATTGCCTTTAGCGATATTGCAGATAAAGGACCAGCAAATGTAGGGAACAGTGAGTCTGGGTTGGTAGATGGTGTAATCATCTTCAACTTAGCACTGAACTCGATAGGCATTGGGGCTTTAATGCCCTCTTCTTGTCCAAAGAACTGCATTACTTTACCCGTTGCTTGGTACATTGCTGTAGTTCCTGGATAGAAGAAGTAATCTTCACCAGTATCGTCTCTCTGTACGAAGCCAGAGTGTGCAATTCCATCGTATGTTAGTGATGCACGAGTAATTGCCTCTGGGTTATAGCGAACTGTGCGATAAAAGCGACGATAGAAGTCCTCAGTTGCACGATAGAAACGTGCAAAGTTACGAGCAGACATAGCAAGTTGGCTACGCACTGCAGGATTATCTACGTAAGCAAGGACACTATCCTTAGCCAAATCTTCTGCAATGTTATTGATATGGCGTTTAGCTGCTTTGTAAGCCTTTGCATAGCCTTCATCAGTCTTACCTGCAGTGAATTGGTCAATAACTTTTTTGCTAAAGCCAGATGAATCTAGTTCTTTACGAAAACGTACAAGCTCATTGAGTACAATAGGCTCACGAGTCCAACGTGCATTGGCTTCGCCCATTGCATCCCAGCCCTTATCCCAGATGGATGCAGCAAAATTGTCTGCTTGAGATACTGGTACAAGTGTTGGACCTGAGATAAATGATGGAGCTAACTTAGGATCTGTTGGTAGGTCAGCAAGGCGTAGTTCATTGGCAGTTACACGTACATAGCCATCAGCATCTGTCTTTACTATTTTGTTCCACAAATCTTCGTTAAGTTTTCCATCTGCCTTAGTAAGCAAACCATATGCTGCAAGGAATGAACGCTGTGCGTGGGTATATTCATCTTCACCAGCCTTGTAGTACAACTGGAATCTATCACGGTCACGCTTTGGCAATGACTTGAGATAGTTAAAAATTTCTGTAATGCCTTTTTCCTCATCATTGAGGTTCTTAAAAGCAATGCGACCAATTTCATCATTAGCCATTACACCAAGTTGGAATAACCAGCTAACTTTTGCCTGCTCATTTGCAACAGGGCTAAAGTTTGTAAATGGTATATCACCCATTGAACGCTTGTATGCTTTACCGTCAATGTTGATTGCTTCCATCTTGCCAAAGCGAGATACATCATCTGCGATATTCTGGTAGCGACCACCACCGCGTGCACCGTTCTTAGAACCTTCTGCAATTTCTTCAAGAAGATTTGTTAAATTTCCATATTTAGCTACATCTGCAATAATCTCAGCAGATTCTGGATCTAGTTTGTAGCCTAGTTTACGGCGAAGCAATGCTTCTGCCATAACAGAACGAACGTCATCTTCGTTTGCAGCTGCTTTCATTTTGCCAGCAAATTCTGCTAGTTCATCTGCAAGAAGGAACTTATTGACAGCTCCAAGTTCTCCGGCTTCAACGTTAAGGAATACTGTATCCTTTAACTTCTGTAGCGCAGAGTCTTCTCCACCTATGCCCTTGCTTACGCGTACACGTGTAGAAAATAACTTGCCCTTTACTAAATCCCAAGGATTACGACCACGTGCTAAGAAGAACATATCGTCTTCGATAGAGTTACGCATTGCAAAGCGAGGACCTGCAAGAGTTAAGAATGACCAAGTTGATGTAACTAAGTCAGCAGTTTTCTTATGCGATACGCCAATAAGTTTAGAGATTACTCCCTGACGAGCAGTAAATCTATCTAATTCAACAACAGATGGAATAACCATTGATGATGACAACTGGTATGGGAACAACGCTAGTTGCTCTCCATCAAATTCAGCAGGATTACCAAGACGCTTACCATCAATAACTAGGTCTGCAGCGTAGCGCTTTTCCAAGCCTTTGCCTGCGAACTCATCCATAAAGGTTTGACCTGGTTCACCTTTACGTACACCACGTGTAGTAAAGATTGTATTCCAAAGACCCTTAGTAATCTGCATACGCTGACCTTCATCACCAGCTGCAAAAGTCTCAGCAATAATCTTGCTGTGATAGCGAGAGTTGGTCAAACGTGCAGTGCGATAAATTTCATCTGTAGCATTAGGTCCCATCACATCAAATACTTTAGATGTTGGGTTAGCTACTTTTGTAAACTTACGAGCAAAGCGATCAATGCGTCCTTGAATTTGGTTCTCAGTAAAGCGAACTACACCATCTGGACCCTTAAAACGACCAATACCTTTTTCAAGATCGGCAATACGTTCAGGCTGAGTAGTGATACCAGTTAAAATATCTTCAAATTGTGGAGCAGTTCCGTACATAGCTCGTACTAGCTTCTGTCCTACCTTGTCAATGTTAAGTACTTTGTTGCCTGTAGTAAGCGCTTTAATACGAGCCTGGCGACCTACAGTCAAGCGTGGAACAAGTGGAGTATTACGCGCTGCTTGCCCCTTAAGGATAGCCTGCATATCTACACCGTTTTGAAAGTATGCTCTAGCAGTATCTGCGTTAGTCACACCAGCATCAATAAACTCATCAATAGCAGCAGGACCAAACTCTGGAGCAATGCGACGCAATGTGGTTGATGCTTGTTCAGCAGCAACAATGTTTCTTGACTTGCGTGCCTTGGCTAGAGTATCTAGTTCAGAACCATATGTGTTAAAAAAGTTGACAACCTTTGGGTTTTGAAAAGCTGCATCTAACTTCTTTGGATCTCCAATAACTTTAATCAATGCGTAGTTATAGGCATCGTAGGCCTTCTTAGCCTTACCAAGTACAATTGTTGGATCTGCAAAGATGCGAAATGCTGCATCTGTAGTTCCTGAAATACCTTTGTATAAAAATCCTGTGCCTTCTAAAGATTCAGGCAATAGTGCGTTAGCAAGTTGACGACCAGGTGAGTACTTAGATGCAACTACTGCATCGTAGGCATCTTGCCATAGCGGGTCTTCTCCCTTGACGGCAAGACGTGCAATCTGCTTTTCTTCTTCAGTTCCAGTTGCAATAACATCTGAAAGAGATACGCCTGTAGAAACCTTTTGTGCTAAACCAACATAGTTGTTGCCATACTTCTTGATAGCATTGTTGATGCGTGGTTCATTGTAAACAACTTCGCCGTTATCGTTAGACTTTTTCCAAGCCTCAGAGATAACAGACCAGTTCTTAGGTAGATAGTATTCAGCGCTACCTAATGGAATCTGCTCGTTAGCCATAGTTCCTGCACGAACAACACGAGATGTAAAATCAGATACTTCTGTTAGTGCGCCTACTACAGCACCGCCTGTGTAGTGCCAAGCACTACCTAACCAACCACGCTTCTTTTCTTCTGGTTGCGTGCCAAAGGTTTGCTTTAATGCTTGTTGTTGATCTGCAGGCAAAGTCTGAAACTTTGTGCGTGCTTCAGATGCAGGCATATCAAGTAAACTCTTATGAGTATCAAGTGACTTTGATAGTGAGTCAATTCTATCTTTATCTGCTGGATTTAATCCTGCTTGGGATGCAGCTAGTCTAAGGTTCTTACCTGACACTACATACCTCGCGCAAGCATATCCTGATACAGAATCGCTATCTCACCTGATTCATCGTATGGCAATAACTTTGCCAATGTATCGGAATACTTTTCTGTCATTTGTGGCTTCATAGCAAGAACTTCTGGTCCTGCTCCTGCACCCATTGCAATACCTGCAGTGATTGGTTCACCTGGGCGTGTAGTTGGTGCAAATAATTCTGTTACTGGTTCCTGTGTTGCTGCTTCACGGACATCTCCACCGCGTGCAGGACGTACATCACCAGTCTTAGCAAGTGGAGCGCCAGACTGAATAGCCTGTGTATCAACACCTTCGCCGTATGCTGTGGAACCCATTTCTAATTTGTCAGTACGAACTGAGAACTTACCTGGACCTGATACGCCTGCTCTTGGGTTCATCGGTGCAGTTGTCATTTGTCCTCCTCTAATCTTTCTAAATCTGCTGTCATATCTTCCCACGCTCTATTAGTTTGGGTAAGATGATTTGATTGATAAATTGTTAACTCCATTAACTCACCTGTTAAAGTTTCAATAGATGATGCAATGTTGTGTATAAAGCCTATGCCTACTACAACAAAATCAAGAAAGCGCACTGGACGAGGAACGTATTTATCATCATTCATCGCCCAGTACACCCTCCGTTAAAAAGTTATTATCCCTTTTTGACTGCGTTTCCGCGTCGTCCTGCTGGCATCATTGATGGTACTACCTTGCCTGGTCCTGCTGGCTTGGAAGCATCTTTCTTGCCTTCAACTGGCTTTGACATAGGTGCTGCTGCACGAGATCCTTTATTCATATTACACCTCCTCTTATTATGCTGCGCCGGTGATACCAGCTAGTAGTTGGGCTATATCGGGTTTTTGACCAGCAGCAGGGGCCTGACCAGCTTGTTCTTGTGGAGGTTGCTGCGAGGCAGGAGCGGGGGCCGCACCTGCTGCTGGAAGCTGTTGTTCCATACCTGGAGCCATAGGTGGCATCTGCTGGGCTGGAGGTGGTTCTGGTGTAAATGCTTTTTCAATTGTACTTTCTAGCGATTGACCCTTTTGGCGACCTTGGATAACAGATGCAATACGGGTAATGATTTCACTAGGGTCTTGACCTTGCGCTGCCAACGCTGGAATGGCCTGTGCATACTGAGCAACAGCCACCCGCAGAGAATCGCGCATTTCTTCGATATCAACACGTTGTTCCTCCTGCGTAACATTTAAGTCCATAGGAATCTCACGACGTACATAGTCACGAGATACGAGCTTATCTGAACGCATTTGTAATAAAGCGATAATGGCACGGTTAGGATCCATACCAGACATAATTCCGTAGCGTACATCTACGCCGTACTCACCCTTGATGTCACGAGATGGTGTGTACTTGAGAACGTAAGGTGTTCCGTCATCTGTTCCCTTGATGGTCTTTGGAATACCACCAAATACTTTCTCGTCTGCTTCAAAGCAAACTGAGATAAGTTCTTGGAACATACGAGCAAACTGTGCTTGTGCTGCCTTGATCTGTGTATCAAAGCCTGCTTGTAGGGCCTGTACACCGCGACCAGTAACTACTGATGCGTCAATGTTACCTGAACGAGATTCAGGATAACGAGCACCGAGGCGTAGTTCACGCTCTAGTACGCCGGATTCTGTAAAGACTCCAGGTGGTAGTTCCAGTGAAACACGACGAATACCTTGTGGATTGGCAGAGCGCATAATGGAATCTGGACCAAGTGCCAACTCTTGCACATCTTGTGGGATAGCAATAGGTGCTTGGATAGATTTCTCTGCAGCTTGAATCTGTAGGATTGCAAAGCGAGCACGAGCAAGTTGAACTGATAGAACATCATCAAACTGTCCACGTGCTTCACCATCTAGGGAGGAACGCATAATGACAGATGCCATTGCTCGACCTAGGATGTTTGGCGTACGTGATAGAACTAAGTTCTTGCGCTCTGGTAAGTAGAGCAGGTCTTGGTCTTTATCGTGGTACTTGACCATTGAGATATAAGGAGAAGAAAGGCCATACTGGTTTCGGCCTAGAATCAAATCGTAATACTCTGGGTATTGCGCTGCTAATGTCTCTGCATCGGTAACGATGACCTGCATAACAGATAGCACACGACCATAACGATCTAACTCTGGGTAGGTACCAAATGGGTTGAGCATACGGATACGAGGATTGTTGTCCTCAAAGTCCATCTCAACCATACCGATACCAAGACCGTAGGTGTTATACCAGTCTGCTGCTGTGTACATCTGCAGTTGTAGGTCAGAGTTTGTTACATAAAAGTTTGCAATACGAGTTCTAGTATCTGCAGCCTTGCGTGCTGCATCTGAAACCATAT